AATCTAAAATAGGTGATAATTGGCTTGACACTAAAGACGTTAGCTGATATAACTATGAGAATCTAAACATAAAGGAGACTAAAATATGACAGAANTAACGACTATTGATACTGACAACTATGCNGCTATGGCAAAGGCAATGGGTATCGCAAATGAAGGAACTTCTAAGAAGCAAAAGAGTAGTACACTTCCTAGATTTAAGATAAATCACTCTGCTATTATGGGTGAAGCCGAAGTTAAGGGCAAGAAGGTTAATATGGAGATTGTTGAGGGTGGAACTTATAAGTTAGAGATACCTGATACAGCAACTTACTATGCTAAAGAAGCTAAGGTAAGACCCTTTCTACAAAGATTTATGTATAAAAGGTTTATCAAAGGCTTTGGAGACCAACCAAATAAGTATGTCAAAACTATTATGGCAGACAATCTTAACATAGACTTAAAGGATAATGAGGGTGGTCTAAACTGTGGTAAGCCAGCAGGTTATGTAGCAGATTTCAAGTCATTACCTGAGAAGACACAGGAACTTATAAAGCAAATAAAAAGAGTTCGTGTTATTCTAGGTACGGTTGAGTTGATTAACCCTGTTAATGATAAGGGTGAAGATGTTACCATTGAGCCATCACCATTTATATGGGAGATAGACAATCGTGATGCCTTCAAGATAGTTGGGCAAAGCTTTACAGAGTTAGCTAAGATGAAGCGATTACCAATTCAGCATACTCTAGATGTTACTACAGAGGAACGTAAGCTTCCTAGTGGTGCTGTATTCTATCTGCCTAAGTCTAATTTAGACATTACGAAGTCTATAACTTTAGTTGATGCAGACCAAACTATGTTTTCTGATTTTATGGTTTGGGTTGATAACTATAATACCTACATAGCTAATGCTTGGGCAGAGAAAGTTAATAGCCATGTATCAGATGGTGATGCTGAATCTGTTGAGGACTTTATTGATATAGAACTCAATGAAGAGGTTGCATAATGAACCATCCTGCTGAATTAGCACTTCATCAATTTATGGAAGATGCTGTTAAAGGAAAGACTAACTTTTCTGACAAGACTATTTCACAAGTTGGTAAGGATGTTATGGATGCTGTTAAGAGACAGTTTGGTAGTAATAAACCTAGAGGAGCTTTTAGATTACGTATGTCTAACATAGGCAGACCTGCTTGCCAACTGTGGTATGATAAGAATAAACCTGAGTTAGCACTTCCCTTCCCTACAACATTTATTATGAATATGATGTTGGGAGATATTGTGGAAGCTGTATTCAAAGGATTATTAAAAGAAGCAGGAGTCAAGTATGAAGATTCAGAAGAGGTCACTCTTAATTTACCTAATGCAGACATTAAAGGAACATACGATATTGTTATTGATGGTAGTGTTGATGATATTAAGTCCTCTTCACAATGGTCTTATAATAATAAGTTTGATTCTTATACTAGCCTAAAAGAAATGGATGGCTTTGGATATGTTGCACAACTAGCAGGATATGCTAAAGCATCAGGTAAAAAAGTAGGTGGTTGGTGGGTAGTTAATAAAGCTAATGGTGATTTTAAATATGTACCTGCTACAGGTCTTGACGTAGATGATGAGTTAGACTATGTTAATGCTAAGATAAAAAAACTTAACAATAATGAGTTTAACCGTTGTTTTGAGCCTATAAATGAGACTTTTAGAGGTAAAGAGACAGGTAACACAGTTTTAAATACACATTGTACATTCTGTTCTTATAGATATGATTGTTGGAAAAATATAAAAGAACTTCCAGCTGTTATGTCTCAAGCTAAATCACCTAAGATTGTTTCGTATATAGATATAAAAGAAGAGTATCTATAGATGTCTCCTCATAAAGTAAGAAGAGAAGCTATAAAGTATGGGTATAGGAGTGGGTTAGAGCATGCCCTCTCCTTATACTTAACTAAGCTAAAACATAACTATTCATATGAGAGTATGAAGATAGAATGGGAAGACTTAACCTATCGTACATATACACCTGACTTTATATTAAATAATGGTATAATAATAGAGACAAAGGGAAGATTCTTAACAGCAGACAGAAGAAAGCATCTGTGTATAAAGAAGCAACATCCTAAACTAGATATTAGATTTGTGTTTACAAATAGTCGAAGTAAGCTAAGTAAAGGTGCGAAATCTACATATGCAGAGTGGTGCATTAAACATGGCTTTAGATACTACAACAGGATAATACCTGAAGATTGGTTGAAAGAAAAAGGTAAGAACAAACACCCTACATTTATAAAATTTAGTGGTACAAAAATAAAAAGGAGTAAGTGAATGGATTACATAAAGAATAGACCTGAAGATTTTATGATAAGGGTTAGACCCTTTCTAGATAAGAAAGAAAGATGGACAGGAGAGATTGACGTAGTTATAGTCACACACCCTGACAATGGTATGGAAGATGATGACTACTACCAAGTAATGCATATATGTAAAATGATTTCTTCTGTTATACCTATAATGGATAAAGATACAGCAGTTAGAGAAATGATGAACGATTATGTTATAAATTCACTTGACACATCTTCTAAAGATGATATAAATGATAGAGGAACAGTTGAAGATATAAAGGACAACGTTATAACTATTAACTTTAAACCAAGCACTAAGCATTAATAATATGGAGAGATATATGGACTACATGATACGTAGAGTAAAGGAAGAAGAAAAACAACAAAACACTAATGGAGATGCAGTCAACCATCCACCACATTATAATGCGGCAGGTATTGAGTGTATTGATGCACTAGAAGCAATGTTAGGAGATGAGTTCCAATCTTATCTACAGGGTAACATAGCTAAGTATTTATGGAGATATAGATATAAAAATGGTGTAGAAGATTTAAAGAAAGCACAATGGTATCTTACTAAACTCATTGAGGTCTATGATGATAAGAGTTAAAGTTATGTTAACATTGGATATTGATGAAGAAGAATATCCTATACCTGCTGATGGAAAGGTAGGAGAGGAGATAGAAGCGAGTGTGACAGAATACATATATGACATAGGTGGTGTTACAATAAAAAATATTAGAACTATACAGGAGACAAAACATGATAAATAATTACTTACCAACTGACTATCAAAACTTCATAGCACTCTCTCGCTATGCAAGGTGGCGAGAAGAAGACCAACGTAGAGAGAATTGGGGAGAAACTATAGATAGATACTTTGATTATATGGAAAAGCATCTTAAAGATAAGCATGCCTACACAATAAGTAAAGCACTAAAAGAAAAAGTAAGCACACAGATAATGAATTTAGGTGTAATGCCTAGTATGAGAGCCTTGATGACAGCAGGACCTGCTCTAGATAGATGTCATGTAGGTGGTTACAACTGTAGCTACATACCTGTAGATAGTCCACGTTCATTTGATGAGTGTATGTATATACTTATGTGTGGCACAGGTGTTGGATTCTCTGTTGAAAGAGAGGTTGTAGGCAAGCTACCCATAGTTAATGAACACATGGAAGTAAGTAATACTATCATAAAAGTGGCAGACAGCAGACCCGGTTGGGCAAAAGCATTACGTGAGTTACTTGCTATGTTATATGCAGGACAGATACCTACTTGGGATGTGTCAGAAGTAAGACCAGCAGGTGCTAGACTTAAAACATTTGGAGGTAGAGCATCTGGACCTGCACCACTAGTTGAGTTATTTCAATTCTGCATTAGTAAGTTCAAAGGTGCTAAAGGCAGAAGACTATTTCCTATTGAGTGCCATGACATTATGTGTAAAATAGGTCAGGTTGTAGTTGTGGGTGGTGTTAGACGTTCTGCTCTTATCTCACTGTCCAACTTAGGTGATGACCAAATGCGACATGCTAAAGCAGGAGAATGGTGGGATGAACCTGAAAAAAGAATACATCGTGAAGGTCAGAGAGCATTAGCCAATAACTCCGTAGCATATAAGGGTAAACCTGAGATGGGTACATTTATGAGAGAGTGGACTGCCTTATATGAATCTAAGTCAGGAGAACGTGGCATATTTAATAGAGAATCTGCTATTAAACAAGCAGCTAAGAATGGAAGAAGAAAATATGCACTAGTAGAAAATCCTGAATCACCACTAGATTATATACAATTTGGTTGTAATCCCTGTAGTGAGATTATTCTTAGACCATATCAATTCTGTAATCTTACAGAGGTTGTGTGTAGAGTCACAGATGACCTAAACTCATTGAAGGAAAAGGTACGTATAGCTACTATATTAGGCACATTTCAGTCTACACTAACTAACTTCAAGTATTTACGTAAGATATGGAAGGATAATACAGAAGAAGAAAGACTATTAGGAGTTTCCCT